TGATGCGGTAGAGGCGTCCGGCGGTGAGAGTGTTCGCGTCGGTGCTCAGGCTGACGACCACGGCCTCGGTACTGCTGATACTTGCCGAGGGCGAGGTGATGGCCGCGACCGACTCGCCTCCGGTTTGCCCCGTGGCGCCGGTCGCTCCGGTCGCACCCGTGGGTCCCGCGACGGTCGAATCTGCGCCCGTGGGCCCTGTCGGCCCGGTGGGCCCGGTGCTGCCGGTAGGCCCGGTGGCGCCCGTGGGTCCGGTAGGACCCGTGGGCCCCGTGGCGCCCGTTGGCCCGGCGACTGTTGAGTCGGCGCCCGTTGATCCGGTCGGGCCCGTCGCACCTGTCGGACCCGTAGGACCCGTAGGCCCGGTGGCGCCCGTTGGCCCGGCGACTGTTGAGTCGGCTCCGGTGGGGCCGGTCGCGCCGGTCGGCCCGGTTGCTCCGGTGACGCCTGTCGCTCCCGCGGTGCCAGGTGAGCCGGTCGGCCCGGTCGGCCCGGTTGCTCCGGTTGGTCCCGCGACCGTCGAATCTGCACCGCTGGGGCCTGCTGTACCTGTCGGCCCTGTAGCGCCCGTTGAGCCGGTGGCACCCGTGGGGCCGGTGGGGCCCGCGACCGTGGAGGCCGAGCCGGTAGGGCCGGTAGCGCCGGTAGCGCCGGTGGGGCCGGTGGGGCCCGCGACAGATGAGGCGGCTCCGGTAGGCCCGGTGGCGCCCGTGGCACCCGTCGCGCCAGCGGTGCCCGTTGTACCCGTGGGGCCCGTAGGCCCGGCGACTGTCGAAGCTGCACCCGTCGGGCCGCTTGCCCCGGTCGCGCCGGTAGCGCCGGTGGGGCCGGTGGGGCCCTGAACCGTGGACGCTGCTCCCGTGGCACCCGTCGCGCCAGCGGTGCCAGCGGGCCCGGTAGAGCCGGTCGGCCCGGTCGGCCCGGCCACGCTCGAGGCGGCTCCGGTGGGGCCGCTTGCCCCGGTCGCGCCCGTCGGCCCCGTGCTGCCGGTGGGGCCCGCGACAGATGAGGCGGCTCCGGTAGGCCCGGTGGGCCCGGTGCTGCCGGATGGTCCCGTAGCGCCCGCGGGGCCGGTGGCACCCGTGGGGCCGCTGCGCTGGACAGTCGCGGGCATCTAGCCGCGCGTTTCCTTCGGCGCGCGGACGCGCTTCTCGGCCTTCGGGGCGGTGCGGGTTTCGGCCTTGTCGGCGTAGCCCGCGCGGATCAGGTCGGCGCCGAGCGCCTCGGGGACGCTCACGGTCTCGCCCGGCTGATAGGCGAAGGTGGCGCCGTCGTACTGCCCGGCGCAGCTCTGCGTAATGGTGATCTTCATTCGTCTCTTTCGGTCAGTCCCGAAACGACGCGGGGCGGACCCGAAGGCCCGCCCCGCGCTGAATCGTTATCGGCTCCGGTACTACGAGGCCGCCATAACGAGATGCTTCACGGCGGAGGTGTCGGCGAGCTTCGAGTCGATGCGGCGGTGGGCGATGAATCCCACGAGGCCGAGCTCGGCGTAACGCTCGTCGAGGCGCTGAACGACGGTCCCGCCGGCGCGCCGGATGTAGAAGGCGCTCATGTCGCCGAACTGCACGACCTTCGCCGAGGCCGCGATCGTGGCGACGTTCGGGTGGGCGTAGATCGGCTTCCCGAGCAGGGTGTCGGGCTGCCCGGCCAGGAGGCCCGGCTGCCAGAGGTAGGTGTTATCCCCCGACACGCCCGTCTTGAGCTTGCGGATCGCCGCGATGGTGCTATCGGCGGTGAGCCACACACAGTTAGGGCGCGAGCGGTACGGCGGGGAGATGGAGTGGTACAGATCGACCAGCTCGTCGGCGGTGATGGCCGAGGCCGAGGCCGCGGTCTTGCCGGCCGAGGAGGCCGAGAGGCCGCCGGGCTGCGAGGAGCCGGTGCCGATGGCGAAGTACGCCTCCTCCTTCGCCACGAGGCTCTCGCCGAGGCTGCGGGCGAGGAAGCCCTCGAGGTCGACGCCCGTGTCCTGCAGGAGCTCCTGCGAGACCTGCACGAGGCGGGTGAGCTTGTACGCCCCGAGCGAAACCTGCCCGAAAACGTCATCGCTCTCCGAGTAGGCCGAAGCCTCGGAGGTGAGGTCGGCCGTTCCGTAGGTCGATCCCACGGTCGGGACGATCAGGGTCCCGCCGCCCTCGGTGGTGATGGTCGTGCCGAAGGTTGAGATGGCGCCCTGGAATCGGGCGTACTCGTACATCGACGACTCGAAGCTCTCCGGCACGGTGTAGCCGCCGTAGGGCGAGCCGCCGGTCGAGGTCGTGAGGTCGCGGTACTCCGAGGAGTCCTGACCACGCATCGCCGCCCAGAACTGCGAGCGGTACTCCTCGCCGCCGACCGTCAGGTCGCGGGCCTCCGGCATGGCCGGGGTTGCGGCGTGCTCGACGGTGGTCGCCTCACGGATGAGGCCCTCGTCGAACGGCAGGGACGAGACGCGCTCGCGGCGCTCGATCTCCTGCGTGATCTTGTCCACGTCGACCGCGATACGGTCGAACTTCTGCTCCTCCTCGGCGGTGAGGCTGCGCTCCTCGGCGTCTGCCAGGTCGAGAAGCTCGCGCATCTCGCCCTTCAGGGCGTGCCCCCGCTCGTGGAGGCGCGTGATGGCGGAAACGTCGCCCATCAGTCGTTCTCCTTCGCTTTAGGGTTAGCCGCTCCGAGCTCCATGAGGCGGAGGCGGTGGCGGCGGGTGTTCGCCGAAGCTGCGGCCGGGAGGCCACCCATCGGGTCGGAGGCGGTGGCCTCCTCGTGGGGCACGTCGGCCCCGCGACTTGTGATCTCGGAACTCGGCTCGGGGTATGCCGGCGAGGCCGTGACGATTGAGACGTCGGTCAGGCGGCCGATCCGCTGAATGTCGCGGCGGGTGCGCCCCTGGGCGTCCTGCCACCAGCGATCGGCCTCGACCGTGAATCCGAAGCTCATGCCCGCGACGTCGCCGCGCTCCATCAGGACGCGCAGGTCCTCTGCGTAGGACGTCGGCGCCACCCGAGCGCGCAGGCGGAGCCCCTTCGGGTCCTCCCAGAGCTCCAGCGTCGGAGGCGCGGAGTGAGTGGAGGCGAGCAGGAGGTTCGGATCGTGATTGACGAGGAAGGCGGTCGGGCCCTCGGGGTTCTGGAGCGATGAGCGAAACGCGCCGCGCTTCACCTGCTCGACGAACGTCCCGCCGCGCCCGTCCGGCAGGGGATACGAGGCCGAGTCGAACACCGCGGCGTGCCCCTCGATGGTGAAGCCGCCGTCGTCTGCCGGCATCGCGCGGCACTCGGTGACGGCGACCTCGAGGGAGCGGGTCTCGCCTGCGAGCCGGGCGCGAAGCTCGGCAAACTCCACCGCGCGGGTCCGCTCCTGCGAGCCCTCGCGCGAGATGGTGCTCACGCTCGCCCACCCCTCGCCGGGGATCGCCGCATACTGCGCCTGATACTCCTCGTACATCTCGCGCACGCGCTCGGCCGGCACCGGAGCCTCGCGGCCTTCCTGGGCGGCGAGAAGCTTCTCGAGCGGCGTCCGGAAAACGACCGCATGAACCGGAACGCCGAGCAGGCGCCCGATGCCGCGCAGGCGCTTTCGGAACGCGGGCGAGGAGAGCGTGGAGTCGAATACCACGAGGCGCCCTTCCCGGAGGAGGGTGAAGGTGCGCGAGATCGCCTCGCGGATCACCTGCCCGCGGTCGGCGGCCTCCTCGGTGCGGATCGCCTCCAGCGAGACGCGCTCGGCGTCGGGGAGCTCCGCCCGGGCCCACGTGCTTTTCCCGGAGCCCGGGGGTCCGATCAGCGCCACGAGCGCGGGGCCGACGAAGGGAGCGGCGGTCACGAGCGCGCGCTCCTCCTCCTCGTCCTCCTTCATGCCGTAGCCCGCGGCCTCCTGCGGGGCGTCCTCCGGGACCTCTGCGCCGGCGACCTGATCGGCCGGGATGATCCAGAACTTGCACACGCCCTCGGGCTCGACGCGGACCTCATCGCCCACCAGCTCGCACCCGCCGCCGCCTTCGTAGAACGCGCATCCGGAGCACTTCAGGCCCTCGGAGGAAAAGGGGTTCTCGCTCGCGGGGACGTAGTGGATACCGTCGGGCCCGGTGTCCAGGTCGAAGGGGCCGAATACGTCGGCGACCTGCTCGAGCACGTCGTATAGGGCGGCCTGCCGCGGCGACCACCCGGGGCCGGAAAGGTCCCGGCGCTCCATAGCGTCCATCTCCTCGGTCGTATCGGTGCTGCGCGCCGCCTCGGTCGCATCGGGTTTCATGGTGGGTTCGCTCATGCTGCGCCCGCGGTGTCGGTGTCAGCCGGGCCCGGGACGATCATCTCGTCGGGGAGCGGGCCCAGGTTCTCGCGCTGCCGGACCTCGGAGGGCGTCATCCAGGGTGCGCCGGCGAGGGCAGTCGAGTAGACCTCCGCGCGGGTGCGGGCGTCCGGGCGGAGGATCGCGTCGAGGATGAACTCGGGGTAGTCCGGGCCGCCGACGGGGAATAGGTCCTCGTCCTGCGCGACGGCCTCCTCGATGCTCTTGAGGTACGGCTGCAAGGCGTGAGCGAGGAAGGCCTGCGTGCTCTGCTCGACGTTGGAGTAGGTCATACTCGAGCCGGTCTCGGCTCCGATGAGGTGGCCCGGGACGCCGTAGATCGCGGCGATCTCTCGGGCCGAGTAGCGGCGCTGCGCGAGGAACTCCTGATCGTGGAGCGGGAGGGTAATCGGCGTCCACGAGAGGCCCTCCTCGAGCACCGCGACCTTCGCGGCGTTGTCGGCGCCCTGGAACTTCGAGGACCACGAATCTTTCAGGCGGTCCACGGCCTCGGGGGTGAGCCGCTGCGAGGTCTGGAGCACGCCCGAGGGGTGGGCGCTGTTGGCGAAGAACTGCGCCCCGTAGCGCTGGAGCTGCGCGCCGAGGCCGATCGCCTGCGAGCACGAGATCGGGGAGAGGCCGACGATGCCGTCGAGGCTCCACGTCTTGACGTGGATCACGTCGCGGCGGGTGAACTCGCCCGAGGCTCCGAGGCCGCCCGAGCCCGGGGAGATGTGAAACATCGGCTCGCCCGCCTCGACCTTCACCTGCACGCGGGAGGGATGGATCAGGCCGACGAATGAAACCGGGCGGCCGGGGTCGCGGTACTTAGTGACGAAGGCGTTTCCGTAGAGCGCGAGCTGCGTCACCACGCCCGAGATGAACGTGCTCGGGGTCATGTACGGCGCCGGGCGCGAGAGCAGGCGGGCGGCGATCGAGTCGAGCACCCGATCGCGGCCGTCCTCCTGCCTGCGGAACACCTGGAGCGGGATCGTCCCGGCGGTAGCGGACAGGATGCGAACGCACGCCCAGACGTCGGAATAGTTGAGCGCGGCCTCGGGCGTGACCTGCATCCCGGCGGCCACTCCCGGGGCGCCGATCGCGGTCCTCGGGAATACCTTGTCCGTGGTGATGGCGCGGCTCTCGTCGGAGCCGAGCAGGCGGCGGAGGATCACTCGCCGCCCCTGATCTCAGCGGCCGCGCCGGCGACGGCGAGCACCACGCCGAGCACGATGAGCGCGACGCCGAGGCCCGCGAGGAGCCAGGTCCCGGCGACGATTGCGCCGAAGCCGCCCAGCACGAGCAGGTCGCGCACGGTTGAGATGGTCATAGGGTGAGAATCCCCCGATCTTCGTAAACGCTCGCCTCCTCGACGTGCGTCCGGTCGTGCTCGGCGCGCGAGTGGGCCATCACGGCGGCGACGTGCGCGTCGATCCGGTGCGATTGCCGGAGCTTGCGAATCTTCCAGCCGCCCTCCTGGGCGACCGCGGCCGTGGAGGTCACGTGCTTCTCGAGCACCCGGTCGCCGTCGTGCGCGACGCGCCCCTCCTGAACGGCCTGATACCAGGACTGATAAGCCCGGAGCATCACGACCGAGCTCTGGTTTATGGGCGCGACCGTGAGGTCGTGCTCCTCCGAGAGCACCTGCGCGGAGCGCTCCATAAAGCGCGGGTCATAGACCACCGCGCGCACGTGGTAGCGCTTCGAGAGGTCGATGATGAGCTCCTCGACGCGGAGCAGGTCGATACCCCCGGGGTGGTACTCGTGCGCGATCGCGTTCTCGCGCGGGGAGATGACGTGGCACTTGACGCCGATGCGCCCATCCTCGGCGATCCACGCCCACGAGACGGCGGTCGAATCGTGCTTTAGCGAGAGGTCGCATCCGACCCATACCTCGGAGCCCTCGGGGCAGGTGAGCTCGGGGACCATGAGCGCGTGCCAGGTGTCGCCGCTGATCCACGAGTCGGCCGGCCGCGTCGGCTGGTTCAGGAAGTACCGCCGGAAGTCGGCCTCGCGCGATGCCGGATCGCGGGCCTCGGAGACCATGCGGTCGAGGTCCATCCACTCGGAGGCGTCGCCGTAGGCGTCGACCAGCGCGGCGCGAAGCTGATCGTCGTCGGAGTAGTCAAAGCCCTCGGGCCCCTGCCGGTGGTCAAAGAGAAGGCCGTTCCCGCCGATCTTCCCCTCGCGCACGGCCTCGGCGAACTTGTGCGAACCCTCGGCGACCGAACCCTCGCCCATCGCGTACATCGTGGAGACCTCGAGGGACCACGGCTCCGCGGCCTTTCGCTTCGCCAGGTTACGACGGATCGTGTCGTGGAGCGAGTGAAGCTCGCGACCGGTCCAGAGGTGGGTCTCGTCGAAGATGGCGAACGTCTCGCGCCCGCCGTCCTTCGAGCTCGCCGCGGCGGTCACGGGCCGGCACACTCCGCCGCCGGGTCCGTAGATGCGGGTGATGCCGACGTCGAGCCCGGGGGTCTCGGAGACCGCGCCCTCGCGGAGCATGGTCACGATCGCGTCGAATACGTTTCCGGCCTGCCCCTCCTCGGTCGCCACGCAGAGGACGACCGGCGAGTCCACCGGCTTAGCGATCGGCAGGCCGTCGGCGTCCCACCCGGCGAAGCGGCACGGCCCGAGGAGCTCGCAGCACGCGAGCATCGCGGCGAGCTCAGACTTCGCGCGGCCCTTCGGGCGGCTGAATACCGCGCGCCTGGTAACGCGCCGGCCGTTGTCGTCGATCTCGTAGGCCCGGAAGATAAAGCGGAGCTGCTCATCATCGAGCCGGATCGCCTGCCCCTGAATGTCGCCGGGGCCGTGGACGAGGTTCGCTTCGATCCACGACGCGACCCAGGGCCCGAGGGTCCGCTCCATCCGGAGACCGCTCACGACACCACCCGGAGAAAGCGGTCGTCCTTCGCGGGGGCGGCCGGGGCGGAGGCGGTCGCCCCGGCCGCCTTGTCGATCTCGTATTGCAGGCGCCGGCGGGCCATAGGGGAGAGGCCGAGCCGGTCCTCGAGCTGCCGCGCCTCGCCCATCTCCGAGGCGCTGGCCTCCGGGCCCTTGTCGATCAGGTATCCCAGGCGCTCGACGGCGGGGTGGTCGCACGTTTCCCAGATTGCGGCGATCGGGTGCGCCCACACGTTGCGCCACCAGCGCTCGCCGCGCGGGCCGTAGTCCCCGGGCATCTCGGGCGCGTCGGCTTTCGTGCCCGGCG